GGGTGTTTGACATCGTAAACGATTCAATCGCCTGAAAAGGGGACAGGGATCAGTCGAGTTCACAGACTGATATGAGAGGACCCAAGGAAGAGGAAGGAGCATCAGGGGCCCTAAGAGTACGCTTACTAGAACCAAAAGGAACCAATAGCGTCTCAAAGGAAGGAGAAGAGAGAACAAAATCCAACGCAAGACGGTGGGATCGACCAGGTGCAAAAGGTCGGCCATCGGCGGTTTTAGGAACCCGCCAAAGATTCTCGTTATGCCGTAGAGCCATTTTTCCCGGATCAGTGGGATCAGGATCTACTAAGTGATGCAGGGGCAGAGTTAAGAAAGCCTCTGCTGCCAACGCTGCATACAAACGAGTGGAGAGACTGACCTCCTCCCGTGAGACCTCATGAGATTGTACCACTCTGAAGTCAACACGGGCTTGAATATTTTTGTGTACCCTCCAAGTGCTGTTAGGCGCACGGCTCATAGGAGCCCTTGCACCTGACAGCATTTGGTGGTAGATCCGATGGCCCAAAGCTAGATCCATCTCCGTAGGAGACAGACCTTCAATCGGAAGACCATCAGCTGCAAAAATAGTAGGAAGTCCCAGTCCGCCCAACCACTCGGGCATAAACCACGGAACATGAATCTTGTCCAAAATTGGACGATGGCTACGAATAAACAGACGCATAGTACTTTCACGTAAATCGTCCGGAGTGCCAGAGATCAAAGCACGACAACGAGAACCAATGTTGTCATTTCCGGAAGCCGTAAAGGCATCAGACGTACCAACAACACCTTCAGAACGCTTCTTTCCCTTAAGTAGTCCCATTCTAACGAATTGGACAGCTATAAAGGGAGAAGTCCTGACAATCTTTCGTCCATCACGTATCACCTCAAAGTTCACGGGGTGATTGGGATCGTAACGAAATTGTGTCGAATTGATTTCGACAAAGGTGCGTGTCAAATAGTCTTTGCCAACGGAAACGTCAAGGCCGAGAAATCGGCCAAAAACGTTTTGCACGATTGAACCTGCGAGGGTCTGTTTGGAAACGTTATCATCACCGTTGATGAGCATACCAACTTTGTCAATCGGACGACGAATACCAGAGAGGGACGGAGCTTTAAGTTCTGCTCCTTCTGCGTAGATATCGACACCAGGATTCGCGTCAGCAATTAATTGCAACGCCTCTCCATACTCAACACCATTCCGACAGACTGCAGCATTGATGAGACACAGAATAGGGAATGAAAGAATACTCCCCATTAACTGACCTCGTTTCTGCTCAGCCTGACGAGTCTGTTTCCCGGTTTCTTGGGAACGGATCGTTTCGGATATGACGTTGTGAGCCAGATTGGTGCAGGCCACATGGTTTTCAAGATCAGATAAACCAATGTGCGCACTAATACTGGCCATGACCGTAAGAGACGGCCAAGTGTGGAGACGATTTGTCGCATCCTGCCAATCACCGGATCGAAAGAACTGACAGTCCTTAAGTTTTTCGCCAAGAGCATTTCGTAACATTGAAGAAGTTACAACAGGTTCCCCAAGGAGGCGGAACACGTCATGATGACGTAGCTGACCATGCAACCACTTTTGAAGTGGTTTTAGAACAAATTGCATAGTTGAGCCCTGAGCTGAAATGACTCGAGACTTCAAGGATTCAGTTAGTCCCACCAAGGAAGCAACCGAAACATCCAGTGATGCAGCATGAAGACAACCCTCGTAAAGGGCCTGGTATCGTCTGCGTAGGACGGTATCGTCGTATTCAAGGACAGAGAAGCGCCGTTCTGAGCGCTCATCCTCATCAAAATTTTGCGTTGAAAGGTTAAGGTGAGGTTTAACCGAGGCGGACATTAGTAGAGGACTTTTCCCCACATATTCTTCGATCTCACGCTTTATCTGAAAATTCATCTGTAATGCTTCATCATCACCACGGAAGTGTTTTATGGCATTCTCGAAATAGGCCAAATCTTCGGCCACTCGAGAACCATACTCACCCCAAACTGGCGCAGATCTAACACCAGTCACACCACCACCCCTAGTTCGGGAGCTGTTATAGTGTGCTGCCGTGGATGGAAATACAGGCGAATATCGATCTTGATTGGTGTAAGCTGGACATACGGCGCAGTTGAAGATTTCTCTAACAACCCGGCGTAGTTCATCATTTATGACTTCCCGCGTAAGAATCGTAGGAAATCCAGCTTCTTCAAGAATCGTGCGTAGGTTGCTGTGTTCAATAGCAGCCCAACGCTCAGATACCGCATTTGGTACCAGTTGCGGACAAATAGCGTGAAGAATATCAACGGAGTCAACTTGTGGGGGAGCAGTGGTCAAAAGCTCAAAAGCTTTAGACACATCTCCTCGCACATACTCCTTTGAGGGCCTCACCATGACTTGCTTGGCCTGCTTAACTGAGAATGCCAGTGACTTAACGGTATTCGGTGCAAGTCTGCCACGAATGACAGATTTGAGCCACCGACCGGCGACGCTGCCAAAGATCATTATGGGATCTTCCTGCCACACACCTGCCGTATTCGGCGGGGGCGGAGGGGCAATCCCATGGCACGCGTTGTGGAAAGCAACAAGCTTCCACTTAAGGACTGGCACCCAGTTGCGCTCGGGGTCCGGAGAAACCAAGTAAGCAAGTTCTTGATAATGTTTACTCATCTTATCCAAAAATCTCTTCTCTTTCAATGGGGTGACTCCTGTCATCCCATAGAGCCTCAAAAGATCTAGAAGCTCTTTCAAACAATCTCTCATCGTAACAATGACAACACCTTCCAGTCCGAGGCGATGCAACATGCCAAGGACACCCTTCGGAAGACCAATGAACTCGTCTCCGACAGGGAATGGGAAATCCGCACCACGCCTAGGTGCAGCTGCCAGGATGTTGGCAGTCTCAGTTGTCGTCTGAGAATTTTCCGGGAGGTTTACGTCTAATCTACCAGAGACGGGTTGCTTTTGCATCCTGTGG